GAGATAAAGAACATCAAGTTCGAATCAACCGAAGAGGTTCCAGAATGGGCAAAGATAGACATCACGAAACCAGCTAGCATAGAAGTGCAAATTCACGCAAAGAAAAACGGATCATTATTAGAAAAAAGCCTTTACTATCAAAAAAGCAAAAAAAGACGAATCAGAAAAAAGTGGAGCATAGAAAAAATTCTAAAAATAGGAGGACTAAAAAAATGATGAACAATTACGAAGAGGTAATCAACAGCACAGAAACATACAAAGAGATAGCAAAGCAACTAAAAAAGCAAAAAGACGTAATAATCGGATGGACAGACGAAAGGTTCGACCACAGGGACTTATATTTCTCATTAGGAAACACGATCAAGTACGGGACAATTCAAAGAGGAATCAAACCAACAGACCTATTCGTTGGAATCATAGACTGGAGCTTTTACGGATTTAAAACAGAAGACACAAAACACCCCAGTTACATACTAGAGAAGCTAAGACTAACAGATAACGAAACAAACATAAAAATAGCAGAATTAATCAACGGAATAATTTCGGAGTTATAGGAGGGCTAAAAAATGAAAGAAGAAAACCAAGCAATAATAAAAGCCTTAAATATGTATGGCAGGGTTCCTAAAACATGGGAATTATTAGAAGAAATAGAAAGACTAAATACCAAAGAAGAACAACTCATAAGAAGATTAGAAGATTTAATAATTGTTGGAGAACAAGTAGAAAATGAATGGGCAATAGATATTTGTAAAATGATTATTGAAGAACTAAAAGGAAGTGATAAAGAGTGATAGAAGATAAAATAAAATATAATGACTACTGGGAAAGAGTACAAGAACAAGACAAAGAAATAGAAAGACTAAATAATATCATTAAAGAAGTAAGAGAATACATAAATGATTGGAATATGAACTGGTATGCAACAGGAAGTGAAGAAGACCACCAAAGATTAAACGAATTAATAGACCATTTAAAAATATTAGATAAGGGAGATCAAGAATGAAGAGTACAATCAAAAAAAGAACAGAGGGCTACGGCTACAAATACACAGAACTAGCAGACATCAATAAATACTGCGAAGCAAACGACATCAGATACTACCAAGAAACAGAAACATGCGAAATAAACGGCAAAGATTACATAATAACGTTTTTAATCCAGAACGGGGAAATAACAAGACACAGAGGCTGCCAAGTAGTAGACGCCGTTCTTCAGGGAATCAAAAATCCAGTTCAGGAATACGGCAGCAGCATAACATACTGCAGAAGATACAGCTTGCTAATGGCGCTAGGACTTGCAACAGAAGACGACGACGCAGCAGGACTAACAAACAGGGATCCAGATCCAGAAGCAGCAAAAAGCTGGGCGTTTACATTTGGAAAGTACAAAGGGATGACAATGCAAGACGTAATCGAGATAGACAGCCAATACGTAGCATGGTACCTAAACAACAAAGCAAAGGAATACGACATCAAGTGCTATGAAATCCTAACCGGAACAAAAATCCCAACAGAAGCCGAATCCAAAGTAAGGCAGGAACTAATGGTTCGATTGAATAATTTAGTAACAGAAACAGACTGCGACTACGAAGCGTTAAAAGAACATTACAAAGTAAAATCAAATAACGAAATGACAATCAATCAACTAAAAGAAGCAATCGCAGTACTAGAAAAAAAGCTTCCTGAGAATTTAAAAGAAGCCAAATAAGAGAAAGAAAGAGGTAGAAAAAATGATAGAAAAAGACGCAATCATGAAAGAGTTCATAGACGGAACTAAAAGAATAAATATCGATTACAAGAACATACAGGAATACGACAAGCCGTTCGTAATGACACTAGAAGTAGACGGCAAAAGAAAGCTAGACGTCTGGAAAGTAAGAAACGGACAAGACGCTTACAACATCAGGAAGAGATACAAAAGAATAAGCAGACGAACATCATACAAAGACTTTTACAAAACAATCAAAGACTTAGTAGATGAGAAAGGAAAAGACAATCTACAATTCAAGCCAAGAATCAGAGGAAAGAACCAGAAAGAAAAAATCAAACAATACAACTTCGACGACATCAACAGGGATCTAATGGCAGAAAGAAACAAATCCAGCATTCAAATAACAGATCAAAGAATAGTCGAAACTTTAAAATTTATAGCAGAACTAAATAACAAAACACCAGAGGGAATAGCAACAGGAATCCTAACAGCCCACCTAAAGACAATCATAGAGGAGGGAAGTCAATGGTAATTTATTTTAAATATCAAGACTTCACGCTGGAGGAAATCGACACGTACACACATACAGACTTCGAATGCAACGGAGATAAAAAAGAGATTAAAGTTACAATCCATAAAAAAGAGGAGGAAAAAAATAATGAATAAAAATAGCATGGATAAAATAAAAAAATTAATTGATAAAGAAAGCAAAGGGGAAGCAATAATCTTCATGTCAGAAGCAGGAGCATACGTAAACGGAAACGCCGTAGATTTAGTATCATTATTTACAATGCTAACAGGAAGCCTACACAAAAACGGAGTTCCAAAAAGCATACTAGACACAGCATACGAACTAGCATTCAAAGAGGGAGAAGAACTTCTAGACGAGCTAATGAAAAGACTGGATGAAGCAATGGCAGAACTTAAATCAGCAGTAGAGGGGGAGAAAAAATGAAATTCGAATCAGAATACATAACAATGGTATTCGTCAGTACTTTCGATAACAAAAAGATTTACAACATCGGGCTATCAAAGAAAAATCAAGACGGAGGATACGACAACGGATACATTCAAGCCAGATTCAGAAAGGGAGTAGAACTAGAAAACAAAACCAAAATCAAAGTAAAGGATAGCTGGCTAAGTTTCAACAGAAACGAAAAAAAGACATTCCCGTTCGTTTTTATAAATGAATTCGAAAAACTAGCAGAAGCAAAACCAGAAGAACCGGATCCATTCAAACAAATGGGGGAAAGTATCAGAACAGAAGCAAACTTCGAACAAATCGAAATCCAAGATGACGACCTTCCATTTTAGGAGGGTCGCATGACAGAGGAGAAAAGAAAGTGCTACAGCTGCAACGAAACAAAACCACTAACGCCAGAATTCTGGGCGTGGAAAGATAAAACACACAGCAGCTTCAGAACCAAGTGCAGGAAATGCACGAACTACGATTCAAAAATCAGCCACAGAATAAACAGAACTAAAACAAAAGAAGATCCGGAGGAAACCATGGAAAAAATAAACGAAAGGCTATATCAAGCCAATATCGACTTAGTAGACAAAAACAGATTACTAGAAGAGGACAAGACAATTCTTAAAAAAAGAATCAAAGACGCAATCGACATCCTGAACGACAATACAATAGAAGCAGAAAGAGCATGCAGAATATCAATCGACATCCTGAAAGGGAGGTACGTAAAAAATGATTGATCTTTATAACGAAATGCAGAAAAAAATAAAAGAGTTAAACATTTCAATCAAGAAGCTACGAGAAACCGGAACAGAATATGCAGAAGCCGAAAGAGATTACAAGATTACACTAAGACAGGAAGCCCTAAAATTAAGAGCCGAGAAAGGAATGCCTGTGACTTTAATCCAGCAAGTGGTATACGGCGTACCAGAAGTAGCAGCGAAAAGATTTCAAAGGGATGTAAAAGAAGCAATCTATCAAGCCAATCAAGAGGCGATCAATTCAACAAAGTTACAAATCAGAATCATAGAAAGCCAGCTAAATAGGGAGTGGACTAGCAACAAATGAAATGCAGCTGCTGCAAAAGAGAAACATCTGAAGAGTTTACATCAGATAAATTCAAGAGGGTATGCAAGAGGTGCCTAGCAGCCGAAATTTATAAAGAAAGGAAAAGGATAAAAAGAAAATATCGTAAGGAATTAAAAAATGGAGGAAATCGACTACAAAGTTTGTAAGGCAATAAAACTTTACAACGAAAGAACAAAAGAAGATCCAGAAATCAGAAACATAGCAAACATAATAAATTATTCCAAAGAAGCAACAAGATACCACCTGAAGAAACTAATCCAGCTAGGAATAATAGAAAAACATCCAGACAAAACATACAAACTAAAAGTAACAAATCTAAAATAGGAGAACGAAATGGCAATCACAAAAATAATAATTTTAATATCAATCATACTACTGGTAATTTTAATTGAGGAGGTAACATGGAAATAATCAAGACATTACTAGTCTACAGTGGAATAGCAATCACGGCAACAATCGCAATCTTAACAACTGAATCATTAATCAGGACAATAATAAATATCTTTAAGGGGAAATAGGATGAAGCAGAGGAGGAAAGATGACCGAAAAAGAACTAAGCAAATACTACTGGCTGAAAAGAGAAGTTAAAAATCTAGAGGAAAGGCTGGAGGAATTCGGATCCGGACTAAAAGCCATGAACATAGAATCCGAAACAGGATCAAGTAGCGTTCACACATCCATACAACAAAGAAGAGCAGAACTGGTGGAAAGATTAATCAATGCCAGATTGACAGCCCTAGAAGAGTACATCAAAATCGAAAGCTACATAGAAAAAGTAGAAGACAGCGAGATAAGACAAATAATGAGATATCGATTTCTAGATCTTTACGGGTGGTACAAGATTGGAGATTTAATGAACTACGACAGGACAACCTGCAGCAAGAAACTAAGAGCTTACATCAAGAATTCCCACAATTCCCATTCAGAAGTGATATAGTGGTATTATAAGAAAAAAGAAGCAACCGGAACGTTGCTTTTTTTATTGCTTATAACCAAAGGAACTAGAAAAAAAGATCCGGAGTTTTATAGGCAGCAACAGACAGGACTAATCACAAACTCCTTTCTGTTGGTGCCCATAAGGCACCGATTGCATCCTATCATTTTTTTTAGATCACCTTTGAGTGCTACCTTATAGGTAGCATTAGAGTAGATATATCCACAAATGTAAACATCTATATCTATTCTAATGGTGCTTATAAAAGCACTAAAAGGATTTTACTATTCCTTTTAAGCATAAATCATCGGTGCTACCTTTATAGGTAGCATAGGGAAGAAAGACGAACGATAACCAAAGCAGCAATAATAACCAGAAGCAGCAATTATTCTTTTTTACTTTTCAATAAAAAAACATAATTAACACCCCAAAACTTTTTATTCTTTCTTTCCTATGGTGCTTACAAAGAGCAGCAACAAAAGATAAAAATGGGAAGGACAGCCGACAGGTGGGAATGGGTGTCTTTTATTTCGGCTTATTACGAGCTATGGGGTTATTCAAGACACAAAAGAAAAATCAGAGGAGGAAATAAAAATGAAGAAAATCGTAACCATTGGAGGAAAAGAGTATTCCATGAAATCCAGCGCATGGACACAATTCAAATACAAGAACGACACAGGCAGAAAGCTACTTCAGGACATCCAATCAATAACAAAACTAGCAAATATCAAAGAAGCAGAAGTCCTAGGCGAAATGGATGACATGATCGAGATCTTACTACGAATAGCATACACAATGATAGAAGAGGCAGATCCAAGCCAAGTAGAAAACTACGAGAAGTTTCTAAAAGACGCAGACGGAATCTTTGAAGATCAACAATGGATAATGGATGTGATAACACTTGCGACATCGCCCATATCAAGGGGAATACAAACAGATATCCAAGAAAAGTAATTCAGGAGAAGCTGACGAATACGAAGTCATGGCGCTAGCAAAACGACTAGGAATAACAAACGAGGAAATGAAAGAGATGACATTCGTAAGTTTAATGAACATCTTAATCAGCAGCATAGACGACAGCGACGGAACACAGCAAGCTACACAAAGCGACATCGACAGATTATTCGGGTAGAAAGAAAGCCCCAGAAAAACAGAAGCAGAGGAGGAAAGCAAATGAAAGTACGATGCATTAAAGCATTCTCTAACAAAAAGAAATCAAGAAAAGTAGGAGATGAGTGGAACGCAACAAAAGAAGAGTGCGCATTACTAACAAGCCAACATCTATGCGTAGTGGTTAGAGAAGAGCCAAAGAAAGAAAACAAAAAGAAGCCAACAGATAAAGTAGAAAAGACAAATGAGTAACGGGATCAGGAAAGACTTCTACCAAAGCAAAGCATGGAAAGAAGTAAGAAAGAACATCTGGATTAAACAAAATCTACTTTGCAACAGGTGCTACAAACCAGTATACGTAGACGGACTAAGTCCTTACATCCCGAAAGGAAAGAGAAGAACAGGAATAGTACATCATAAAATTTATTTGAATGAATCAAACGTAACAGACGACAAGATAGCACTAGACGAGAACAATCTAGAGGGAATCTGCAAAGCATGCCACGAGAAAGAACACCACCAAGACCAAGTGACAAGACCAGACTACCAGTTCGACGAGCTAGGGAACCTAATCAAAAAATAAAAAAGAGGGGGGCATACCTTAACAGGAGCAGCCGGCTGAGAAACCGGGGCGAGAGCCTCTGAAAAATGAGCAAAAAGCCCGTAAGGGGTGTGGTAATTGCAAAAAATCAAAGAAAACCAAAAAAGATGAAAGGAAGCAACGAAACATGAAAGAAAATCAAAAACTCAAAATCGAATACGTCGGTATAGACGAAATCAAACCATACAAAAACAACGCAAAGAAACATCCACCAGAGCAGATAGAACAAATAAAGAATTCAATCAAGAAGTTCGGGATGGATGATCCGATAGGAATCTGGAAAGACGAAATCGTAGAGGGACACGGCAGATTGATAGCGTGCAAAGAGCTAGGATTTACAGAAGTGCCAATAATCAGATTGGATCATTTGAATGACGAGGAAAGAAGAGCCTACACGTTAGCACATAACCAGCTAACAATGAATAGCGACTTCGATCTAGACATCCTAAACGACGAGCTGTTCAGTTTCAAGAACATAGACATGAGCGAGCTAGGATTTGAAATTGATCCACAAATAAACGAGAAAGAAGTGGTGGAGGATGAGTACGAGGTAGAAGTTCCAGAAGAGCCAAGAGCGAAACTAGGCGACATCTACCAGCTAGGGAATCACAGATTAATGTGTGGCGACAGCACCAAAGAAAAAGACGTCGACAAATTAATCAACAGCGACGAGGAAATCATAGATACAGTTTTTACAGATCCACCTTACAACGTAAATCTAAGCGACATCAACAAAGCCAAACTTAATTATTCGCCAACCAGATACAAAGGCGCAAACACAGACGCAATCGAAAACGACTACATGGCAGACGGAGAATTTATAGAATTCTTAACAGAAGCATTCACAAACATGAATAAATATCTAAAGAAAGGGCGCGCGTTTTATATCTGGCATAGTTCGACGGAAAACTTTTCATTTCAACAGGCAATGAGAAACATGGGCTGGCAGCTAAGACAAATCCTAATCTGGAACAAGAGCAGCCTATGCCTAGGATTATCTGATTATCAATGGAAACACGAGCCGTGCTTTTACGGGTGGAAAGACGGAGCAGCGCATTACTTCATACACGATAGAAAGCAAAGCACCGTATGGGAAGACGAGCTAGACTTTGACAAGATGAAAAAAGACGACATGAGAAAACTTCTGGAGGAAATATTTTCTGACAAAGTTCCAACAACAGTAATAAACGAACACAAACCACTAAAAGCAGACTTACATCCGACAATGAAACCACTAAAGCTGTGCGCAAATTTAATCAAGAACAGCACGAAGCCAAACGAGAACGTTCTGGACTTGTTCGGAGGTTCAGGATCAACTTTGATGGCTTGCGAGCAGCTAGACAGAAACTGCTACATGATGGAATACGATCCGAAATACGTAGACGTCATAATCGACAGGTGGGAAACATTCACAGGAAGAAAGGCAGAAAAGATAGAATGATAGTACTTGAATTATTCGCAGGAACCAGATCAATAAGTAAAGCATTCGAAAAAAAAGGACATCAGACATACAGCATAGAATGGAATCAAAACTTCCCTAACATAGATATCTATGACGACATCAATAACATAACAGCAAAAGACATCATAAAACTATGCAACGGAGTTCCTGACGTAATCTGGGCAAGCCCAGACTGCACTACTTATTCGGTAGCCGGAATATCACATCACAGAAAAAAGACAAAAGGAATATCTAATCTGGAACCAATAAGTGAATACGCAAAAATCTGTGATAACACCAACCTGCACGTTTTAAAATTAATAGCAGAATTAAAACCAAAGTACTACTTCATAGAAAATCCGAGGGGGGGGTTACGAAACATGGACTTCATGCAGGGTTTATATCGATACACGGTAACCTACTGCCAATACGGAGATACAAGAATGAAGCCAACGGACATATGGACAAACTATCCTAATCCAGAATTCAAAGAGCCGTGCAAGAACGGAGATAAATGCCACGAAGCAGCACCTAGAGGCAGCAAAACAGGAACACAGGGAATTACAGGAGCAATCGACAGAGCAGTAATTCCAGAGCAGCTGTGCGACTACATCGTGGAAATTTGCGAAAAAAAATAATGGGAAAGGTAAAAGAATATGAATAAATTATTCAAAGGCGACTGCTTGGAAATCATGAAACAAATACCAGACGAAAGTATCGATTTAATCGTAACAGATCCACCATACAGAACAACATCCAGAGGTTCAAGTGGAACAATGGGTGGATACTGGAAAGAACAAAAAGCAAAGAAAGGTCTAATCTTTGATTACAATCAAATATCATGCAAAGAATACATCCCAGAATTTTATAGAATTTTAAAAGAAAAAACGCATTGCTACATCATGTGCAATAACACAAACCTGCAGGAGATGATAAACACAGTAACAGCTGCAGGTTTTAATTTCGTAAAAAGCCTAATCTGGGAAAAGGGAAATAAAATCTGTGGCAGATATTACATGGGCTGCTTTGAATACATCCTACTCTTCAGAAAGGGAGGAGAAAGACCAATAAACAACTGTGGAACACCTGACATTTTAAAAATACCAATCAGGAAACTAAAAGACGAAAACAACAAGAACTTACATGACACAGAGAAGCCGGTAGATTTGAATAAAATCTTAATAGAAAATTCAAGCCAAGCAGGAGATAAGGTTCTGGATCCGTTCATGGGAATAGGAAGTACAGGAGTAGCAGCAAAAGAAACAAATCGAAACTTTATAGGAATAGAAATAGACGACAAGTACTATCAAATAGCAAAATCAAGAATAGAAAAATGAGGAGGAAAAGCAATGATAGAAAAAGTAAATCCAAGCCACCCAGACAAAGTGGCTGACAGAATAGCTGGAGCATTAGTAGACCTAGCATACACAAAGAACGAAAGACCAAAGATAGCCGTGGAGGTTTTAATAGGACACGGCGCATGTCATATAATCGCAGAAACAAGCGAAGCAATAACACCAGAAGAGGTTCAACCAATCGTAGAAAGAATAGCAGGAAAGATGGAAATTGATCTAGTGGTAGTACCACAGGACAAACACCTATCACAAAACCAAAGCGAAGAGATACGCTGTGGCGATAACGGAATCTTTAAAGGCGTACCTTTAACAATCCAAGACGTGCTAATCAGCGTGATAGCAAGAAACATCTACGACAGATACAAATGCGACGGGAAATACATCCTAAACAAAGACAAGCTAATCATATGCCAAAGTAACGCACCAGCCGAAAAAATAAAAGAACAATTCAGCGACATAAAACCAGAAGTGATAGTCAATCCAATAGGCGACTGGACAGGTGGAACAGAAGTAGATTCAGGAGCAACAAATAGAAAACTTGGATCCGACATGGCGCAATCCGTAACAGGAGGAGGGCTACACGGAAAAGACCTATCCAAAGCCGACGTGTCAGTAAACATCTACGCATTTTTAAAAGCACAAGAAACAGGAGAAACAGTAGAACTAAGCTGCGCAATCGGAGATAAGGAAATAGACGGAAAGCCATACAGCGAAATAGTAGAGATAGCAAAAGAGTACATCCAAAGAACAGGTGGCTTCGAGAAGTTCGCAGAATGGGGATTATTCTAATGAAGATATCATTAACAGAAAAACAAAAAGACCAGCTACGAGAACTAGGATTCGAAGAGAAAGACATGACACCAGAAACACTGGTAAACATCAAGATGTACCAAGAAGCCCTAAAGGGAAGCGTAAGCGCAGCAAACGCAATCAAGAACGTACTCAATCAGGGCAGCGAAGACAAAGAGGAATCAATAGAAGACCTTTCAAAAGAAGTAGCAGCAGAAGAGAAAAAAATAATCAAGACGCTGGATGGACTATCAAATCAGGTTCTGGAAATCAACAAAGAATTAATTCATAATGTCGCATTCCAGAGCGTACAGCTAAGACACCTATCAAATTACATCGCCATACACGGCGTAAAAGAAAAATACAAAAATGGCAATAACCAATGGGGCTGGAAAGACAGAACTGAAGTAAAGACATACAACAACATGATGAAGAGCTATCAGAGCTGCATGAAGCAGTTAAACGACCTGCTAGCAAATAACTACATCGGGAACAGCAGCTTCGAAGACGACGACCTAAGCGACTAATGACATACATAGAACAATACAACAAGTGGATCAAAGAGAATCCGAATAAGGTAGGAAAGAAAGTCAAACAGATTTATAACAAACTGGAGCAGGATCTAAAAGAACCGAGGACAGTAAAATTCGTAAATAAAGAAACAGGAGAAACAGAAACACACACATACGTATTCGATGAAAAGAAAGCCCACAGACCGATAAACTTCGCAGAAAGATACTGCAGACAAAGCAAAGGGCAATGGAACGGACAATTACTAAGACTTGAATTATTCCAGAAAGCAATGCTAGAAGCAGCGTTCGGATTCGTAGATCAAGAAACAGGAAACAGGAAATACAGGAAAGTAATCTTCTTCGTAGCAAGAAAAAACGGAAAGTCAGTTCTGGACAGCGCCATAGCCACATACATGCTAACAAAAGACAACGAGGGAGGTGCCGAGGTTTATTCGGTAGCCACAAAAAGAGATCAATCAAAAATAGTCTGGGAAGAATCCAAAAAAATGATAAATAAATCGCCAGACTTAAAGAGATCAATCCGATGCTTAATCGGGGGGATTTACTACGACAAAACAGATTCATTCTTCAGAGCGCTAGCAGCAGATAGCAATTCGCTAGACGGACTAAACAGCCACCTAGTAATAGCAGACGAGGTACACGCATGGAAAGACAAA